CATTTTGTTACTTCATCTGCTTTAAATGATGCCATTGATAATCCATTAACCTTAGCTGATACCGAGAAAATAATAGAATTAGAAACATGGCCTCAATATTGTACTGATTTCCTTCCCGAAAAATCTTCACTTAAATTTGAAGGAATAGTCCATCCACCGGTATATCAGAATGTGAAAACAGATTTACAACCATCTGCCGTTTTTGAATTTTACGGTAATCATACTACTGAGCCAGCCCCATTAAGTGGGAAGGATCCGAGATTAAGCAACGAGTTTAAGGGTGATGCATTTTATAAACAATTATTTATTGGATATACAACCACCCAAAAGGCTTTTGAAGAAGAAGAGCTTCGTATACCAGTTCAGTCTATGAAGGATTATATGAAGAGAATGAATCACCGTAGTATAGTACCGCAAAAAATCTTATCTTTACATGAATGTTTAAATGGAATTCAGAACTTACCAGAGAACACCAGGATGGATATGACAACCTCCATGGGATGGCCATATTCGGCACAAGGTATCAAGAAAGATTCCCTATTTTCTATTGATTCTGCAAATAATATTGTAGCGTCAGCAAGAATTCAGGAAGAGTTTGAAATAGCGTGTCAGCAGATTCGCGCTGGTATAGTTCCAGTTTTACCGTTTTCACTTTCATTTAAAGATGAGAGAATCAAAATAGCAAAAATAGAAGTTCCAAAGACTAGAATTTTCGCCTGTGGAAATATTATACATTTTATGTTAATGCGCAAATATTTTTATACAACTCTCATGCAATTTTATCACAATCCAATAAAACATTCTTTTTGTATTCCTCGTTTAGATCGATTATCTCTCGATTGGCATGATTTATCATCATACATGCTAGAAGTGGGAGAAAATGGTTTTGATTTTGATTTTAAATTTTGGGACCGCTCTATTCAGAAAATTCTTATATATTATGCAGTTGAAATTTTACTACACACCCAAAATGTCACACAGTTAGAAAAAGAAACTTTATG